CCAGAACTCGCTGCCGCCGGGGTACAGAAGCTCGCCGCGCTTGCCGATGAGTCCATGCACGCGGACGGCGATGGGGCAGGCGTATTCGATGAACCCCACGCGCGCATGCGTCCAGTCGCCGTCGTAGACGAACTTCCAGGCGTCCTCGGCCTTCTTGGACTGGAAGATGACGCGGCTGTGCGGGTGCCGGCACTCCCACGATCCGTAGGCGCCTGCGAGCCAGGACCACGTCAACTGGCGCGACTTAACCGCAGCGCCAACGTAGTCGGCGGGGTATCCGTCGTGCATCCACTGGAGGGCTTTGCGCAGGTACTTCTTGTCGGGGAAGGCTCGAACGCGGTCTTTTGGGGCGGCTGTTTCATCGAAGGTGCGGACGAAGCCGCCGAAGATGTAGAACTCTGGGTCGGCGCTTATCTGTTCGAGCGTCTTGGCGAGTTGGGTATCGTTCGGACCTCGGGAGGAGAATCCGTGCGCTTTCCATAGCGCGGCGTCCATGTCCATGTGAAACGGCGCCTGTTGATCCGTAAGGCGCGAGTTTCGGATTGCTACCGGCAACTACCCTGTCCCCACCCAACCCAACCCAAAATATCGTGCGCGCCCCCCGGCGCGACTGTCAAGCCTATGTGCCGATAGGACGCCATCCCTGTTGCCAGAAGGCCCAGCCGCCGGCCGTCGTTTGGCGCACGGCTTGGGCGTAGACGTTCTCGAAGTAGTCGAGGCCGTCGAGGGTCGAGTAAATCTGTGCCCAGGTGCCGTTCGTGCCTGGAGTTTGGCCGCCGTCCGTGGACGCCCAGTAGTATTGCTGGGCGAAGGTGCCGCTTTGCTTGTCTGTGAGCCCGAGCACGATACGCAGGCCCTCGGCCTTGGCGCGCTGGAGTCCTTCGAGGATGCCGTTGGCGCCGGCCCAGGGGCGCGGGCCACTGCCGGACGTGTTGACGAAGAACAGTTCGACCCAGCGGTTGCGCAGTGCGTTCTGGTCGTAGGCGCCTGTCAGGTCGGTGCAGTTCGCCCAGCGGAACCTTCCGCCGTCTTTGGCGCGGCCGCTGGATGCAAGCGCCGCGGCCCAGGCGGCTTGCATGTCGCGCCAGCCTTGGCGGTAGGCGACCTGTGCGAGTTGCGTCGGGAGCGGCGAGGCGTTGGTGGCGTCGCCCGTGTACACGTCCTGCCGCATGTTGTCGATGAGCATGCCGTCTATTTCCCAGTTGTAGGTGCCGTTGTACTGGGAGTTGCAGTAGTTGACCCACTCGGCGGCGAGCGCGGTGCGATGGGCGCTGCTCGTGACATCGCATTCCCAGACGTGCTTGGTGAAGTTCGGCGCGTTGGCCGGGAGCCCTGCGTGGCGGCCGGCGTCGTGCGGGCAGCCGACGATGTTGGTCCAGCTCGCGGCATCCGGGCCGCACGTCGGCCATGAGAGGACGCCCGTGGCGTTGCCTTCGTACTCGTCGATGGCGGTACAGCCGTAGCGGTTGAGCGTGTTGCTGCTGCAACCGGACGTTGCGGCGCCAGCGAGCGGGAATCCGCGCGAGACGAGGCGCGCCGGTTCGAGGGCCGTGTAGGTCGAGTACGCCTGCTGGTTGACGGACTGGAAGTTGTGGAGCCCGGTGTGGACTTCAGTGTTGACCTTGGACGCGGCCTTGATGGCGCGGATGTGCTGGCGCGGTGGGCTGTTGCCGAGCACGCAGATGTTGAGCGCCGAGCCCATGTCGATGTTGGCGAGTCCCTTGAGCATGATCCAGTTGCCGGCGCCGGGGACGAAGGTGCCGCTGTTGGCGTCGCCGTTCACGACTTCGTTGGCGTAGATGCCTCCGCGGGCTGCGATGCGCGCGCGCAGGAAGTCATCCCACTTGCCCCAGTTGAGGCCCTTCTGGAAGGGGTTCCCCTGTAGCGTTGTGGTCGAGAAGTCGTTCGGGTCGGCCGAGTTCCATTCGTAGAACAGGAATCCCCAGAGGGGCAGTGTGCTACCGGCTTCGGCGGGCGGATTCGACGGGCGCATGGTTGCGACGCGCCGGCCGCGGCGCATTTGGGCTGCCATCTTGCCGGACAGGCTTGCGATCCCGTGTCGGTTCATAGACCCATCTCCGCTTCTTCGTCAGTCACCATGTCGATGGTGCATGAGCCATCCAGGTGCAGCTTCTGCATCAGGCTCGCATTCAATCCAGTGTACTCCGGGAAGATGCGGCTCGCCCAGACCTGTGGGTTTCGCCCGACGCCGTTCAGGAACGCCGGGTGTGGGCGGATGGTGGGGATGCCCTGGATGGTGATGCGGTCGCCTTCTTTGGCGATCTGGTAGCAGGTGCGAGCGGTGTGTCCGTAGCAGAAGAATTTCCACCATTCGGACCACTTGTTCTTCATGGGGCCTTTGGTCTTGAGCGACGCCAGGAACATATCGGCCCGCTGTGGCGGTTTGCGTCGGCGGCGCTTGATGTCCGGGTCGGCCAGTTGGCGGGCTTCGTACTCGGCGTCCATCTGGATCTTCATGGCGGCCAGTTCTTCCGGCGTTTTTCTGGGCCAGTAGCGGATCTGGTAGACGTAGCCCGTGAGCTGGATGAAGTTTCCGGAGAGCAGCACCTACTGGATCTCCCCTTGTGGTTCGGCGGGCGGCGGCTGGGCGTCACCCGAGGCTTCGAGGCTTTCGATGACGCCTTGGAGTGCGGACAGGAACAGGTTGCGCGCGAACACGACGTGCGGCATACCGACGTTTTTGGCGATGTTACAGACCGCTTCGTAGGCGATCTTTGGAATCACGAGGGTGAGTTCCTTGTGCATTTCGATGTCGGTCACTTCCACAACCTTCCGTACAGGAGTCGTTTCCAGAGCGGTTGTCGCGGCGGCGTGGTGGTGAGTTGGCGTTCGACTTCAACTCGCAGCGCCTCGATCCCCGCCTCGCGTCTCGCGTGCAGGTACTCCGCGGACCGCCGTTGCAGGATGGTGAGGTTTCCACGGTAGATCAGGCCCGAGTATTCGTCGGGGTCGATGTCTTGCATGGCTCACCGTCCCTCTTGTGCCGCGTCGCGTCGTAGCGAATCCAGTGTTCTTCGCAGTAGTAGAGCGTGCGCTTGGTGTCTTGGTCGAGCACGATGCGCTCGGCTCTCGCCCTGCACTTTCTCACCCGGCAGAGCCGGTGCGTGTCCCCGAACATGCTGCCCCTCTGGTGAGTGTGGTGCGGGGCGCCACTACACCCCGCACCGCTCTGTCTTACAGGCCCGAGTAGGACGGGCGTTTGCGGCCGCCCTTCTTCGTGGGCTTCTTGGCCGCGGCCTTCGATGCCTTCTTGGCCTTGCGGACCGGCTTCTTCTTGGCTGCCATGCTATCACCTCCGAACGGAACAACGAACAGTCCACATTTCCGTTCGTTGATGGACTTCACGACCGTCTTGGCTTCTTCTTCGTTCCAGCAGACGACCGTGTGGAGACTGCTGCATCCGAGCCCGAGCGCCGGGTCGAGCGCGATTTCAACGCCGCCGAAGATGTGCGTGTGCAGCTTGGCCTTGGCGGTTCCAGACCAGATGAATGGGTATAGCTCATCGAAGGACTTCATGCGGTGCCGCCCTGCAAGAGCATCGCCATGATGCCGGCCAGGTGTCTCTTGGCTTCGTCTCGGGGCGTCACGGCGAGGTCGTCCGGAGTTGGGTCTGGGATGGGGAGCCCCCGGAGCCAGCGCGGAGGATACGCTCGGACGTGCTCGTAACGTTCGAGCGCCAGCATGTGTTCCGGTTTGGCTTCGACGGGGGTTTCCTCGGCGTCCAGTTGGACGGTTTCTTGTCCGAACGAGATGCGGTCGGCGCGCATGGTGCGTTGGATGCGTGCTTGGCCGTCGCGGCCCGACCAGGGGCGTTCTTCGACTGGTCCGGAGCACATGGCGATGCGGCCTTTTTCGAGGTGTCGCAGCGCGAATTCTGCGACGTTGGCGCGGGCGAGGATGTCGTACCAGACGTTGCCGCCTTCGTAGTCGCGGACGCAGAGCGAGAACTTGGTGAATATCTTACCGTTGCGGTCATAGATTTCTTCTGGATCGCGTCCCAGGTTCCCCGAAACCGTTTCGCGTCTTTGCAACCCATCCCTCCCGGTAAATGGTTGCCACGGCCGGCCGTGTGGTTTCCGCAGTCACAGTGACACCCACCCGCCGCGGCCGTGGCGCGACAGGTATCGCATGATACGAATCGTCACGTCAAGAGTATTGTGACATTTCCTTCATGACGTGGTAGGGTGCCGATGTCACACTTGCTGGAGGTCAGAAATGGCAGCGAAGATTGTGGTGAGCACCCTGGTCATGGTGGTGTGCGGCACGTCGGTGATCGAGGGCGAGTTCCGCGGTGAGGGCGTGCCGGTGAACGCAGACGTGTCGTTGGTAGAAGCGTACCGGGCGTGCAAGGAGACTACGTTCCAGAAGATTGCGGCCGGCATGCTCGACACGTTGCGGCGTGCGGCGATGGACGTGGTGCGTGTGCAGATACTCTATACGCCGACCGAGGTTGCGGTGGCGGTGCTGGAGGAGGAGTCTACGAAGTGACGAAACGGACGAACAACCCGCGGTGGCGCCAGATGCGCAACGCGAAGATCCGGCGGGAGTACCGCCGGCAGACGGCCCGGAGCCTGGGGCACGAGTACGGTCTTTCGATTCGGCAGATTTACCGCATCGTGGGAGGGCACTGATGCCGCAGACCACGGAATCGGTTGACGCCGGCCGGTTTGGCCGCGGCGGCAAGGGTGTGCGCAAGGGGCCGACCTCTGCCCAGGCGCGCGTGGCGCGAGACACGAAGGCCGACGCCCAGTCGGTTGTGGACCGCGAGTTCGCGCGGACGCTCTCGCAGCACCCGCTTCTGGCGGCGGCCCTGGCGACGGCTGCGAAGTCGAAGAAGCCGGTGACGAAAGAGCAGGCCGCGGCGCACGGGCTCACGCGGCGCGTGTTCAAGGACCTGCTCGATGGCTACAAGCGCATGCAGCGGAGGAAGCGATGAGCAGTGACACCGAGACGATGATCGAGACTTTGACCGACATCCGGTCGCTTCTGGGGGACGCTGTCCGGCTTCTCGATCTGATTGCTTCGAGGCCGGCGGCTCCCGTTCCGTCCCAGCCCGTGGTGATCTATCCCTATCCGTACCAGCCCGCACCGCCGCCTCCCTACTGGCCTCCGTACATTTCCTGGTCCGTCACCTACCAGCCGCCGAACGTCTCGGGCTCTGGGGTCGATGGCATGGGTGGGTTTCCGCCGGCCGAGGGCGGTGCGAAATGACCTGGACCGACACCATCGGCATGATCGACCGGGTGATCCTGGATGCCGTGGCCCTGGAGATGGCGACCTTGGGCAAGGCGCCCTGGGGCGAGTGGGGCGAGGTGAGCGTC